TGAAGTATAGGGTCAACCTGATGCTTCGCGCAAGAAAAAAGTTGCGAGTAGCGAAGTTTAGCGTAAGATGAGAACACGAGCCAATCGGCACGAAGGAGCCCCACATGGATGAGACCGTCGTTCTCAACGAAGCGATTGAACAAGCCAAGACCCTTCTGATCAACCGAAAGGAAGCCGCTAGGATTCTGGGGCTGAAGGTTCACTACCTGGCCCTCATGCTCAAGAATGGCCAAGGCCCCAAAGCCTTCAAGATCGGCAGACGCTACTTCTATACCCAGGAATCCCTGGAAGCCTGGACCGCGGAACTGGCTAAGTAGTTTGAACATTAGCCTCTCGCTCGGACGAAAGGGGGCCATTGGGCTCCCTTTCTATTGGGACTCGATTCCCTAAATGCACAAACAACATGACGGCATCCTGGCCTTCTTCCCAGGTGTCCCAACAATGGAGCGTTTCTGCTAGCAGTGTAGACGTGTAAAGGGCTTTGTTGCTCCAATTGGCGAGCTTCTTCTGGATGTCCTTCCGTATCCACGCTGCATGGTGCATCTGAATGAGCCGCTCAGGGAAGGCGGCGGTCTTTACGCCCTTGTCGCCCAGCGTCCGTGTGGAATCAATGGGTCCTGGCCCCTTGCTTAATTCGTATTCCAAACTGGTTTCGTGGATGAACGGGACAAAGAAAGCGCGGTCATAGACCAACCGATGGTCGAAATCTTTGTAATAGTTGATGTAAGTGCAATAGGTTGCGACAAATCCATGTTCTTCGATCTCCGCCTTCGCCAGGAGGAAGGGTTCTTTCAGATAGAACTCGTCGGAGTCGATCACCAGGACGTGGCTCATCCCCCGCTCCCGTGCAATATGAACCGCGAGATTGCGCTTGGTTCGCTCTTGGGTGAGGGGGTCTTTGGCGAGATTTGGGAAGAACTCCACACACTCGTCCACAAGAGGGGTGCCCCGAAGGCGCTTGACCTCCTCCCGGTCCTCTGGAGCGAGGGGAGTCCCGAAGTAGGACACCTTCTGCCAAAGGAGCACCACGAGGTCCACACAGCCCCGTAGCTCGGTCAGGATGGCCTCTAGGTGCTCGGTCCCCTCGAAGACGTTTATGATTAACCCTAACTTCAAGGCTTCTCCTTCAATCGATACCAAACCACCCCGGTCTCGTGGTCTCGGTTCTGGATCTCGATGTCATACCCCGCCGTCCTGAGATCGTGGATGCGTGCGCCGAACCGCTGGGCGATCTTCACCAACTCGGTATTGGTCGCAGGGCCAAGGGATAATCGCCCCAGGATGACCATGCACTGCTTAGACAGACGGGGCGCTTCCACACTATCCCGCACCTTCGGGTCAGCCAACTCAAAAAGGGGCAATCCTGCCGTTTCGCTGGCAGGTTTTCGTAATTGGCGCACAAGATGGATCTCGGCTTTGGGATAAGCCATCGTGGACTCCGTAAGAGGGGGTAACTTTTTCAAAGCTTCAGCTTTCTTCATGGCTTCTTGGTGCGGCTCTGCATGATGAGCTTGTGGATGCGCCGTTCCCGGCGCTTGTGCCGCCAAACCTTGAATGTGCTACCTGTGTAAAAGAGATACCCCCAGGAGCACAAGAGAGCGATGAGTAGGCTTAAGTCGAAGATGGGCATAGATGCTCCTAAAGAACGCCACTATTGTCCTGATTGCTTGCTTGGCTGTATTCAATCTGTTGTTGGGCTACGTGGCGCATGTGGATCTCAAATTCGAGTTGCTGCTCCGCATCCCAACACTTCGGATTCCCACACGTCTCTCGCTGCCCCTTCCCATACTCAGGCATAAGGTCTTCCTGATAGGGCGGCTGCTCATGACCCAATCGCTGGTAAGTCCAAAATACGTCTTTGCACATGGGACACCGCTTCGCTAGGGAGCGCGTGAAGATCTTGCCGTTCCGTAGCACTTCGGCGTGATCCGGTGTGGCCCACTTGGCTTTCTGTTCGTCTCTCCATGCCTGACTCATGCTTCCACCGCCTGTTTCATCTGCTCTTTCTGGAGTTTGTGGTAGGCTAATCGCGCCCAAGGTTTCCAATTGGCTCCATCCCCATTGTCTTCCTGTTTCCCAAAGAAGTTTTGAGGAGCTTTAAACATCTTGGGTTTGCTGGCGAGATAATCTTCCCATGCTTTCAGGAGGATGGAATCAGTCAGTTCAGGGGGAGATTCTTTCCTTAAACCATCTAGCCGGTCTGCAAGTTTGGCGACATCCAACCGGATTAGGGAATGATCAGGCTGCTCTTTGGGTGTGATTTTGGCGATGCTGTTTACCAAAGTAGAAAGATCTGGGGAGAACATAGCTAAGGTTTCTTGTTTTGTTCTCCTGACCCTAACCTTTTCCCCCTTAGCAATCCCTTCCGCGTTAGCGGAGGGGGTGGGGGGTAGTACGGATGAATCAGGAATCAATGAATCAGGAATCAATGAATCAGGAATCAATGAATCAGGAATCAATGAATCAGGAGGATATCCACCGTGCTCTAACGGTGAACCCACGGTTATATCACATCCATTTGTATTTGCACTATTTGGCAGTGGCCATGTCCCTTTCTTCTCAGTGTGGTGTGGGGATTGATGTTTCTGGAAATTGGTGATGTGGATGAAATTCTGGCCATCAACCTGATACCTTTGGAGGAATCCCCACCGTGTAAGTTGCGTGAGTTCACCGTTAATATCCAAACTTTCACGGTAAGGGAAAAGCTCTGCTTTGATACGAAGGGGACGATCTTCAAGAACACCTTCCCGATCTGCTAGGCCCCAGAGACCAATGAAAAGCAACGAGAAGATGGGATCAACTTGGCCAAGAATTTCATTCTTGAAGATGCCTGGCTTGATATTCCTGGCTCTCATTGCAAACCCTTTCCTATTTCCTCAAACCGCTTGGCCGTCTTTCTGAAAACCATGGAAAGTTGGGATGCCTCCCTTTGGGTTTTAGGTATAAAACAAAGAAAAGATTCGGGGTTGCCCGGCTCTCCTGATTCAAAGGTTACAGCGGTTTGCTCAAGCCCTACCCGGAAGGCTCGCCTTGGTTCCCGATCTCCTTCGCATGAAAACACTTCGAAAGTTTGGTTGATCCACTCAGCCATGCGGCCTCCAGGGTTTGGCCACTCCCCACGGCTCTTCAACGTAGGAGCTGCCAATCCCCCACCATGTTAGGGGTCCGCTTGCCTACCCGTGGGGAGTGATGTCAAGATGATCATGCGGGAAGAATCCGCGCTAGAGTCCCAGAGTAAGGAATCGTCCAAGCACTGTCAAGCCTTTTTTTCGAGCGCCTGCTTCAACCACTGGATGGCCTGTCCACTCTTGATTTGGTCCCCTGTGAACGCCAACACTCGCCACCCTGCGAGCACGGCAAGATTTGCCTTCTCGGTATCACGGTTGATCCCCGTTCCCGAGCTGTGGCCACCTTTCATCCAGACACCCCCTTGAACTTCTATGAGGAGTCTGTGGTCTTCCCAGCAAAAGTCGAACCGAAATCGTCGGTCTGGAAATGCCTTGAACTCCACCTCGGGTTTGGGCAGGTTGAACATTCGGATCTGGGTCAGGAGGGCGCGTTCAAGATCGGAAGCTGTCATGCTTTCCAGTTTAACCCTTGCGCGAAGGAATGGAATAGGCGAGACTTGCCTTGTGCATAAGACTGGAGGTTTCGTTGTATCGGTCCCTAGATGTATTTGACAGTCCAGTGCTTGCCCCTGAGATCTACCTCAATTTGATTGATCTGATCAGCACTGAGACCAATTACTTCTACCGATGCTACGACTACGAAGGGAAAGACCTCTTCCCGGATCTCCCTCTCTGCCTAGACCATGGCGAGTCCTTCCACCTGGTTTTCCTGGTGGGCCTCGTGAACGGGAACCGTCCCGGCAAAGTTCTGCTCCAGGGTGTGGCGAAAGTCGCAGGATTCAAGGACATCATCTTCGCTGCCTTTGAACCCCTGTCCGATGTGCCCGCATCCTTGGAGCATCGAGAACGACTCAAAACCATGAACAATCTCCGCAAACGCCTTCGCCATTCTGTGGTCGTGCTGGCCCAAAAGGCGAACCTTGAATCAAGCCAAGAGGTTGACCCAGAAAACGACCCAAACTAAAACAAGGCCCCGCTCATGTATAGTGCCAAGATCGTAGCACCCTTCCTCAGTATCTCCCCCCACGAAGACAAATGGCAAGCCTATGTTTCCGATGGGCGCCCCCTTCTTCTGGAGCCTGTTCCCGAAGTGGAACTTCTCCCAAGGGTTGAGTCAACCTTGCTCAAGTTGGCGATTCGGAACTACGTCGATGTGATGCCGCTCTTGAGGCCCTGCGCGGGCCACGCCAAGATGCTCCAGCTTGGGCAAAAGTTCTACGTGGAACAATTACGCTGGGTGGCCTTCTTGCGTGGGCACTTGCTCTATCTCCCCATGCCGATCATTAAACGCATCGTGGGCAAACGCATGAAAGATGTGCGGATGGCTCAGGAAGATGGAACCCTGGAATGCTTCCGGATGAATGCGAAGTTCGCGGTTTCCTGTGAGTCCTTGGCCCAGCTTCTCCCGGAACACAAGGCTGAGATCGAACAGAATGGGAAGGTCGCGGGCAAAGGGTTTCCTGTGGATGATGTCTGGGGGATTGCTCAGGACCATAACGTGCTCATTGGGGGAGCCAAGGACCATCCACTGGAAGAGAACCCCGCACCGCCCAAGAAACTGCCCCCCAAGCCCAAGAACAACCTCCCCCCTCCACCCCGTATCCCTTGCACGACCGTTGCCCGGAGGATCTATCCCATGCACATGTCACGGGCCTACATCTCCAGCAATGATACCGCACGCGCATGTAAAGATTCAGCGACCTTGGAGCGCCTTCAAAGCGTCCGAACCCGGTTGCACAATGCAGCCGAAGAGTGTTGCTACCTCATTGATGACGTTCCGGTGGACCGCTATCAGTTCATGGAATATCTGACGTGGGCTGTAAGCAATGGGGAACTGTTGAGCGAAGTGGCCAAAGGGATCAACGGGATGCCCTCCATGATGGAAGTCCACAAATGGAAGACGATGCACCCGGACTTCGCCCGGAACATGGAGATCGCTGAAGCCGTCCAGGCGCATGTCTTCGCGGACAAAGCACACACTACGGTGATGGCTGTATCCGACAAGGACGAGGTTCCCGTCGCCAAGCTCAAGAGCCAGTTCTTCATGAAGCGGGCGGCACTTCAGGCGGAGAAGTTCCGGGACAAGCAGGTGATCCAGACCGAAGACCTGGACAAGAAGGACGAGCGGGATCTTCGCCGTCAGCTCGCCGCGCTTCTCATGGCCAACCCTGAACTCCTCATGGCGGAGACCATGGATGGGGAAGTCCTCGAAGATGAGCCAATGCCTGAACTGTTAAACAATTCTGAAGAGTTGGAAGACCTGGAGGAAGCATGAAAAAGGGCCGGAGTTACCCGGCCCTGAACCAAGAAGCTATGCTTCGATGGTTATGGGAAAAGCTTGCACCTCTCGGGATGCTGCTTGGCCATTTCTTCTTCGGCATTACGGCGCTCTCGGAATTTGCCGAGGAGGTTCACAGGCGCCTTGGGATCAGGATTGGCAGGCTCCGCTGTCAAGTATTTGGCAGTGGCTCCTGTGGTGCAGTTCTTGACGGTGATCTGTTGATTCGCCGTCATGTGACCCTGCTTCTGGCTCTGCAAGGTCGGTTCGGGAAGGGTGTGCTCATCGAGTTTGGCCATCGGAGTTCCGGCCTCCTGGTGTTACTTGGAAGACTTACTCTTCTTGGACACTACGCCCGTAGGAGCCTTGTAGTTCGGAAGTTCGACCACTTCGGCTTCCTCGATATCAGAGCTGCCCGGGTCCTTGAACGAGCCGTATGTCACCTTCTGGGTGTAGGTCGTTTCAATCTTGTTGCTTGCGGGTTTCATTTTTCCTCCTGCCATGTAGGCACAATTGGCCCCATCCCGAGCCATAACCAAGGATGATACCGTGGACCCCAAAGCGCAAGTGCCAAATCCAGAACAAATTGAGAAGATTATCGGGGCGATGTCGCCTGCTCAAATGGCGGCTGCCATCAAGGGCATTCAGGAAATCCAACGCCGAAAACAGGAAGGGATGCTATATCGCTTTGCGCCCAATGATTCACAAATTCCGATCTTAAACAGCCTTAAAGCTGTTAAATTGGTCATCGGTGGCAACAGGTCAGGCAAATCGCACTGCTCTGCCTATGAAACCGCATGTCATATTACCGGCGTCTATCCCGACTGGTGGGAGGGCTATCGCTTCCATGAGCCCATTGATTGCGGAATTGTTAGTGTGGACACGGACCAAATGATCAAAGGCGCCCAGCAGAAGATGATGGGCTGGCCTGACGAATTTGGAACCGGCTTTATTCCCAAGGATTTGATCATCTTTGATGAGTTGAAAGAGCGTCCTCAGACCAATGGGTGTCTCCAGCGCGTATCCGTGCGCCATGCTTCAGGCGGGAACTCCCGTGTATTTTTCATGACGTTTGAACAGAAACTCAAGTCCTTCATGGGCTTCATGTGGCGTCATTGCTGGTTCGACGAGGAGCCGCCCTTCAAATACTTTGATGAAGTCCGGTTCCGTATGATGGATAAGGGTGGGCGCATTCTGCTTTCCTTCTATCCTCCTGATGGACAAACGGAACTTCTAACCTTCCTGGACGAAATGATGGACAAAACCCCGGAATACATTGATCAGTTCTCACTCCAGTGGTCTGACAACCCAACGCTTGACCCTGAAACCGTGGAGATGATGGAGAAGACTACACCCGACTGGCTCAAGGAAAGCCGAAAATACGGGCGTCCGGGCGTGGGAGAAGGCCGGGTGATCCCCTTCAGTCGTGACGTTTACACCTGTGAGCCCTTTGAAATTGAGCCCCATTGGCCCCAAATCGCGGCGATTGACGTAGGTTACGACCACGGCACCGGCGCGGTATGCCTCGCGTTGGACAACCAATCCAACACGATCTACGCTTTCCGGGAGTACTTCTCTAAGGAAACCCTGCCCGCTGTCCATGCTTCGGCCTTGCGGAAGTGGGGCAAGGTGCCCTTCATCGCAGATGCGCCCATGAACCGCCGCGAGTCCAATGGGAAATCCCTCTATGATGTCTATCAGGAGGAGGGGTTGGAGATCATCACCCGGCAAACCGATGTCATGGCCAGCATCAACAAAATCAACACCGTGATTTCGGAGCGCCGCTTCTATGTCTTCGATACGTGCCGTGTGCTATTAGATCAGATGGGGAAATACCGGCGCTCCAAGAATGAGAAGACGGGTAAAATCACCATCGTCAAGAAAGATGATGACGTGATCGATCCCCTCCGCTCGGCCTTAATGAACCTAGAGGAAGCAAGATTACCTGGCGTCCCCAAGAATCTGCGCCCAATCCCTGAGATTCGGGAATGGTCTCCGGTTGATACTAGATTAGGCATTTGATAAAATTTAGACGGCAATCCTTGCCCTCTCCATGGAATAGCTTTATGCTTCATCCATGGAGTGGATAAATGGCTGAGAGTCAAGGATTGAGTTTGGCACCCGACACATCCGGCCCTCCTTCCATTGTTGAGGGTTATGGCATCGCCGCTGGTGGGGACAAGTTTGCCCAGAGAGTGGCGGCAGATATGCAACGGGCGAGTTCTGCCCGTCTATTCCAGGAGCAGCAAGTCTTTGTCCGGTCTCTCTTCAATACACGAGCCTACTACCTGCCCGATCTAAACTTCCCTTCCGGCACCTCCCGCGCCTTCGTCAACGCCACTCGCCCCAAGATCCAGACGGCAGTGGCGCTTTTAATGCCTATCGTCTGCCCTCCCGGCGGGGATTCCTTCACGATTGATCCTGATACCGATTCCATCGATCCCACCGAAGCTATGAAATTCCTGTCCCAAGGGATGGACCCGGAGATGGTCCGGGATAAGATGTTCCAGGCGGCGGGGAAGAAGAGCGATCGGCTGACCAGCAAGATACGAAAGGGGCTGGATTCGACCCAGTTCTCGGATAAGACCCTGCGCTTCCTCTGGGATATGTGCTGGGCCGGGACCGGGATCATGATGGGACCGATGAAGGTTCCCAATTCCGAAGCCCAACCTCCTACGGTTGCATCGGATGAATCAGCCTGGGATGCCGTGGCGGGCTACTTTGGGTTGAGCAAGAAACAGATTGCCGATAAGCAATTCCAGCAGCTTATTGAAGTAGGGCTTTTGGATGAAGTATCCCCCGCCATGGAAGTCATATCGCCCCTGGACTTCTATCCCGATCCTTCCTCCTACACGATTGAAGGTTCCCGTTTCGGGATCTGGCGCATGGTGCTGGGCAAACCCCAGATCATGGAGATGCTGAGCGATCCGACCTTCAAGAAAGACGTGATCGAGAAGCTTCTGGAAGATTCCCCCAATGGCGTTTGGGAACCCGTCTACTGGGAAACGGCCATCAACTCCTTGAACAAACAGCCCCAGATGACCGTCCCGAATGGCCGCTTCACGGTCCTCCAATGGTGGGGCTACATGAGCGGGAAGGATCTCCATGAGGCGGGCGTCACGACGATCCCCACGTCTAAGTTCAACGAACGCTCCATCGTCCAGATATGGACCTGTGGACATCGAACCATCAAGGTTGAAGTCTCAGAACTCCATACCGAGCGGCTTCCTTTCTATCTGACGCCCTATAGCTACGCCCCTAATTCTATGTGGGGAATTGGACCTGCGGAGATGATGTTCGATTCCCAGGACGCCATCAACGCCTGCGAGCGGTCCATCATGGATAACATGGCCATCACGAACGGCCCACAGGTGACGGTGGACCTGGATCAATTAGCCGATCCCTCTTCGGTCCTGGAGATCAAACCCCGTAAGATCTGGGCAGTCCGTTCCAAAATCGGCGCGACAACTGAAGCTATTAAATTCTGGGTGCCCGATTGCAGGATCGCAGAGATCCTTGAAGTTCAGCGGAATGAGGAGCGGCTATCTCAAGAGCAGACGGGGCTCCCTAACTTCCTCATGGGTCAGCCTCAGCAGGGAACCCATAACCGGACCTTGGGCGGCGCGAACCTGCAATTCAATACGGCCCTGACCCCGCTCAAGTCGGTGGTCTACAATATCGAGAATAATCTCATCGTTCCGCTTATCCGAAAATACATTCGATTCTTCCAGATGTATTCGAAAGACCCGCTCATCAAGGGCAACTTCAAGGTGAATGTGAATGGCGTGAAGGGGCTGCTTGCACGAGAGTCCTTGATCCAGTCCATGGGCGATCTCATGCAAGCCTTGCAGGGGATGCCGGACCAGATGAAACGCATGAAGATGTCCAATTTCTTCGATTCCTACATGCGCTACAGCGGCTTGGTCCATGAAGATCTAGTCTATTCAGATGCCGAATACCAGCAGCTCATGCAGAAGGAACAGGAAGAAGCCCAAAAGAACCAAGCCTATTCTGCGGGGATTCAGGCCAGCGTTCAGTCCCAGCCTAAGATGCGAGCGGAAATGCCGGTGCAGGATGTGATCGTAGAACTCATGAAGGATTCTCCCGAGAACTCTGATCTCCGTCTCGCCTATATGGCGCTCCTGAATAAGTCTCTCCAGATTGAAACACCTGAGCTTCAGCAGGCCATGGAAGAACAGAAGCAGCTTCATCACATGCAGAATCTCAATATGGCTCACGAATCCGGTCACATGATTGCACAGCGGGAACATGAGCCGCTCCCGAATCAACTCAAAGAACATCCGGCCCTTCAGCCACCGATGCCTCCCCAACCCGGGGGTGGTGAATGAACTTCGACCAAACCAAAACTGCCGATCTCGTAAAGAAAGCCCAAGAGCTTTCAGTAACGGAAGTCGGCGAAGGCATTGTTGAACTTTTGAGGAGGCAGATAGAAGCCTATCGAACAGAACTGGAAAAGACGCGGGGAGAAATCCCTATGTCAATCATTCAGGGTCGCATTGCCCAACTTCGAGAAACCAAATCCCTTTTCACTCCACCCTCCCAATCTGGGACAGTACCCCCATCTGACGGGGCCTGAAGGAGCATCGCATGACCGAAGTCGTAACGATTCAACCACCCGTCAACCTTGATGCACAACGCAGAGAGGCTGAACTGAAGGCACTCATGGATAAGGTACAAGGTGATGGGAATGTTTCCCCGAACCCGTCGCTTCCGGTTGAGCCGGTTGCGCCAGTTGAACCTCCTCCTGAAACGCCGGTTCTTCCTCCTGTTGCATCCGTTCCTAGTGAACCTTCTCCCACGCCTGAACCCGCTCCTGCCAAGAAAGAAGATCGCTCTGGCTGGACTGCGGAAGACTGGCAACGTGAGATCGAACACTACAACAGCCGCTTACGCAACGCCCAAAGTGCATTAGCACCTTCCCAACAGAAGGCTGCACTCCTGAAGAAAACCCTGGATGGAAATCAGGAAACTCTGGAAGCCATGCAGGCCAAGATGGACGCCGTTCTCGCAGAATTGGCTTTACTCAAACAGACACCCGCTCCAAGACAGGAACCCGCTCTATCCCCCATGTACCGAAAGGAACTGGACCCGGATTTCGCGGAGCTTTATCCTGATCTTTCTGAGCGTATGGAACTCATGAGCAAGGGCTTTGAGAAACGCTTTGAGTCCATTCAGGAAACCCATGCACGAGAATTGGGTGTTCTACGTAAAGCGGAAGAGGAACGCCAGCAGTCAGCCGAACAACAACGATCCCTCGCCTATTCCCAGAATTGGGAAACCACCCTACGCAAAGTCCATCCAGACGTGGAAGAGTTTCTCCCCGGTACTGCGAAGGGCCAAGCCTTGGTGGAATGGGTCAAGAACGCTCCCCCTGAATATCAGATGGCAGTCAAAGAGCCCATGCGGTTCTCGCCCTTGTTTGTCGCGGAGATCCTTTCGCGCTTCAAGAACGCCATCTCTCCGGCAACGCCTTCTCCTTCGCGGAGTCTGGCGGATCTGGCGAATCCGATGTTGATGGGGACGGCGCCTGTCGCGGTTCAACCTGCCACACCTGAAAAGGTGTTGAGCATGGAAGACCTGCGGAAGGCCCCTAAGCGAGTTGAGGAATTGTATCGTCTTGGCCGACGTGCGGAAGCGGATGAGTTGGTTGAAACATACCAGCGAACCCTCTCACAACTACAACCCTAAGAGGACACATGACTAATTATAGTTTGATCAACAGCGATCAGACCACTTGGAACAAGGCATATCAGATTTACGAAGAGATGCCTGTTTACAAGCTGCGACGACACGCTCTCGACATTGCAACCGACATGACCACGGTCGTTGCGGCTGATACCGCCGATCTCGTTCCGCTTGGTGCGGGCGATGTCGTGGTTATGGTATTTGCGAACGTCATCACGGCTTCGACCGTGACGAGTTCCACCATCCATATTGGCGATTCCGGCTCTGCCACCCGTTACAAAACGGACCTTAGCTGCACCGCCACGGGCTTTACCTTCTCGACTACCGCCTGCCCCTATGGCTACGCGACCACCAATGCTCTTCGTATCACCTTGGGGACAACTGCTCCGAGTGATGGTGTGATCGATATTGGTGCCATTGTGGCAGTCATTCCTAACATTGCGGCAGAGTGAGGTGAACCATGGGAAATATTATCGGTCCTAGTTACAACAATCTGGCTGCCTTTAAGCCCCAGATTTACCCTCTCCAGTTCATCCAGAAATTCTACGCTGGATCTATCACCAATTACATCGCCAACACCAACTGGGAAGGCGATATCCTTGGACCCGGCTCGACCGTCAACATCCGTAAGATCCCGGACGTGTTGGTGAATGCCAGTACGAATGATGGTGATGTGGTGTGGCAGAGCATCCAAACGGCTGCCGTTACCCTGACCATCAACTACTCCTTCAATGGAGCGTACTGGGTAACGGATCTGGATCGTGTCCAGATTGACGTGGACATGGAAGGCGCACTGATCAATGAAATGATCAACCGTCTCCGTCTCGCCATCGAGAGCACGATCTTGGGCGGTGCCTATGCGTCGGCCATGAACAGCATCAGCGGTGCCACCTATGGTGCCAATGCTTGGGACACGAGCACGAACTGTCTAACCGTCATCAATCATGCTCAGGCGATTCTTAGCACGGGCACGGGTAGCGGCATCGACGTGGCTCCTTGGGATGACCGTTTCCTCGTGGTCCATCCCAGTATGATCCCCGCCATGATCGGACAGACGGCCTTCTACGCCCTGAATGCAGGCACCCCCAAGGGCGCTCTGTATGAAGGGTTCCTCGCCAAGATTAGCGGGCTGAACGTGCTTCAGTCCCCGCTGGTTCCTGGTGCGGGCACTGCGGGCAGTGTGTACCATGCGATGGTTGGACATCCTGAAGCTATCACCATGGCCACTAAGTTCACCAATGTCCAGGCTGACATTGTGCTCCCCAACAAGTATGGTGTGGGCACTCGTTGCCAGAACTTCTTTGGCTATACCGTCTCCAAGCCCGAACTGCTTATCGACTTGCATATCCAGCTTGCCTAGACGAATACCGGGAGTCGGTGATGTTTCGTCACCGGCTCCCGCTCTGCTAATCAGAAAGGAGCACTATGAGCGTCGATGTAACCTCCAACAAGGTCCATACTCCGCGAGGTCTTCTCGCGGGAGAGGAACTGATTCTTGAATCCCGTCTCTGCCATACGATCATCAATAGGACAAATGGCCGGGAGTACAAACGGGATCTTGATCCACGCGCCCGTTGGTTCCAAGTGTACGAGCAGGCTGTTCTCAACCCTGATAAATTCGTCATCGAAATGGACGAAGCGCCCAAGACCGTGATCCGGATGGAAGGCGATAAGGGGATGGAGAACCGGCCACTCTATGCCACTCATGAACTGGAAGGGCTTTCCATGCCCCGCCTGCAAGAGATTGGCAGGCAGTGGGGTGTCAAGGATGTACGCAAACAATCCTTGGTGCTCAAAATCATTGAAGCTCAGACTGCAATGGTAGTTCGAGCTAACCTAGACGATTTGCCGAAGAAAGGCTAAGCCATGGGTTTCACGGTCCGCTCTTTGATGGCACGTATCGCGCCGATGCGCCCTGATTTCAAGGATCAGGGAATGGTCGATTACGCGACCCAGGAGGTGGCGCGACGGTTGATGAAGGACACGTATCTTGGACAGATAACGCAGGACGTGTTCTATCTGCCGAAGGGAGTTGACCAAGTTCTTCTGTCTGCCAGCATCCCATGGTGGGACACGACGAACTATGAACCCACGCAAACCTACGTGAAGGACAGCCATCTCGGCCTGAACCGAATGGCTGTCCCTTCCGCTTCGCTCATGGCAGACACTACACCAGGCCAGACTCAGCAGAAAACTCCGGTCGATGTTTTCAGGATCATGCGGGTTCGTGTAGCGCGTCTGCCCTATTCCAATATCAACCAAGGCAATTTCATTTCCTACTGGCCCGCTGCACCCGGGGACACCCTTGCGGCTGATCCCTCTTTGGTGAGTGCCAGCGCAGGAGACTTCTACATTGCTATGACCCCAGGCTCCGCAACGCTTACCGATGGGTCAACGCTTTCGTGGAACGCGGGAGACGTGATTCAATCGGACGGCTCAGCCTGGACGGTCTTCCACTTGGAACTGTTCAATACCATTCCTCAGAGCAACCAGGGGACCATCAACCAATACACAACCCAGGCTCAGTCTCCTGCGGGTGCGCCTAACCGATGGACCCAGATGCCGGGACAGATGGGCTTTGATGTCCTGAAGGCTGGTACGCCCAACACGATCAGCTACACTACGTTGACCGGCATGAACATGTATCTGTATCCACAGACGGATTACGATACGGCCATTGAGTTTGTCTGTTCCACGATCCCGATTGGTGAAATCGGGGATCTGGAATTGAACCTGCCCATGGAAGCGCGAGACTGCATCGTGGCTGGAGCGCTGGCAGAGGTTCTCCAACTTCCAGGAGAAGGGCAGAACCTTGCGCTTTCCCAGGCGAAACAGATGGAGTTTGAGCGTCTTCGCAGCCCGCTTCTAGCCATGGGGATCTTGGGCGCGGGTGGATCGCCTACGTTTGTGCCTCCTCCCTTTGGGAGCCGGGGAGGCCGCTTCTGGCCTTACTGGTTCCAGACTTATATCCCTGGACCATGAGGTAGACAATGGCGACAGCGCTCAGCCCCTATACGCTTGCTCAGCTTGAAACGGATATACAGTACCTCACGGGTGACGTAGAGGGAACCCGTTTCAGTTCGGCACTTTTAGCGGATGCTGCAAACTATGCGATTAAGCGCATCGTGACAATGAAAGGCTACACCTACAAGGAAGCCTGCATTGAAGGAACCGTCCAGACAGGGCCTAACTCAATAACGCTGATTCCCTTGAATGGGACTTACGTTATTGATGCGGGCTATTTCGTGGTGGGACAAACCTATACCATCGTGTCAACCGGGACAACGGATTTCACCGCTGTAG